AAGCCATCGCCAAGCAGTATCCAACCCTTCACTCCCAAGTTCTTAAGCTCCGCGAAGCTCACAAAATCACGATCACCACGCAAGCTGCCCAATCCACCTTTACCGCTTTCCTCGCCCGCCTCCGTGGCCTAATCGACTCTATGCCGGGGGCGTTAGCCGCCAAGGTCAACCCATCAGATCCTGACCACGCCCGCGAACAGCTTGAACGCTGGCGGGATGAGTCACTGTTCAAAACCCTATCGACTGCGCCGTCAGTCCTGCCGTGATCGAATCCCTAGCCGCATCCTTCGCCGCCTGTTTCGCCCCTCGCGACAACCGGCGCGTGTGGCAATGGGCCGAGGATGAAATCGTTCTCAGCATCCGCCAGACCGAAAACGAAGGGCCATACTCCACCGCCCTGACCCCCTACGTCCGCGAGCCGCTGGAGATGTTCGCCAATGATCGAAACTCCGACATCGTGCTTTGCTGGGGAACGCAAACAGGCAAAACAAACACGATCATGGTCGGGACGGCGTGGCGATACGTTCACCGCCCGCTCCCAGGTCTATGGGTCATGCCCTCCGAAGACCTCGCCCGCTCATTTTCCCAAACTCGATGGCTCCCGATGGTTGACGACTGCGGGCCATTGCGAGCATTGAAGCACCCGTCACCGCGCAAAATCACCGCACTCTCCCAAGACTTTACGGCGGCGGGACTTGCATTTGTCGGTTCAAACTCGCCGGCGAACCTAGCCTCCCGCCCGTGCGGTCTGCTCGTCATGGACGAGGTGGACAAGTTCGCCACTCAACGCGGCAACGAAGCGTCCGCTCTCCAACTTGCGGAGAACCGAACCAAGTCATTCACAAACCCGCTCCGTGTTAAGACCTCGACGCCAACCGTGGACAGCGGCACGGTATGGCAAGAATTTCTCCGCACCGACCAGAGATACTTCATGGTCCCGTGCCCTCACTGCTCCGAGCTTATCCGCTTGGAGTGGTCGCAAGTGCGATGGTATGCCAAAGAGCGTAAGGAGGACGAATGGGACAAAGCCCGTGTTCGCGTGACGGCGCATTACGAGTGCCAAGAATGCAAAGGTAAAATCACAGATAGCCACAAGACGAAAATGCTTCGCGGCGGGAAATGGATTGCCACCAATCCAAACGCAGAGCCGGGGCGGGTTGGGTATCACCTTAATTCTCTTTATGCCCCGTGGCGCTCCTGTGCTTTTGGGACTCTGGCGGTGAAATGGCTAGACGCCCAAACCGACACTTCCATCCTTCAAGACTTCTTCAACTCGACCCTCGCGCTACCGTGGGAAGAACGAAGCGCAACGGTAAAGGACGAGGATATTCTAAGCCTCCGCGCACCGTATCGACTCGGCACCTGTCCCGTCGATGACCCTGCCTATATCTCAATCGGCGCTGACCCCGGCGAGAAATCAACGCACTACGTTGTAACCGCCGTGGAGAAAACAGGCGAGGCGTGGGTGATTGATTACGGTGAAGTCATCGCCCCCGAGGACTTGCTCAAGCTTGGCAGTAAACAATACCTGACGCCATCGGGAAAGACCGTGACCATCTCAGGCGGGCTAATTGACTCAGCATGGGCCACAGACCGCATCTACAAAATCTGCGCCATGAGTGGCGGCAAGCTTTGGCCGACAAGAGGCAACGACAAAGCATTCGGCACATTCAACCAGTCCCAGATTAACGACTGGCCGGGATTGATGCTCACCTCCTATGTAGACTTCCGCCTTAAATGCGCCCTCTGGCTTGACCGAGTGCAAAAGAAGCTCCCGCCCCTACTTCACTTCCCTGAAGATATCGGTCCCGACTTCATCATGGGTTTGTCTGGCATGGCTCTCATCATGGCAAAGCACAAACGCCAGCCGTTAATGTGGAAAAAGCTCGCCCATGACCACTACGCCGACGCTTTGAAGCTATCCGCCGTCCTTAGTTGGTGGCTTGTGGCTCATCAATTCGGGGCATCGCCGCCGGAAGCTGAAAGCGATGTTTGACTGACCCGCCCTAATTGATGGCAAGCGCCGACATTTGGGTCAGAAAATTGGTCAAATACTATACCACCGCAGAGCTAGAAGCGGCGGAACTGGCGATATTGCAAGCGGAAGCTGGACGGATTCAGGATGTGGTGCAGATCACCAGTCAATCTTCACGGGCAGGGAGCGCAACAGGCATCAGCATCAGCCCCGAAGAACGGGCAACATGGCTACGGCGCATTGAAGAAGCGTTACACGAACTCGCAGGAACCACAGACTTCAATGACCGCTTCTTTGCCCAAGACTTTTCAACCCGCAACTTTTCCACATGAGCAGAACACGAAGAGGAAGAAAAGCAGGCGGGGCAGCGGGCATTAACGCGCTGACCAATTTTGACGCTGCACAATACTCCCCGCGCCGTGCCTGGGTCAACTGGGGCACGCTGGACACATCGCAAGAACTCACAGGAGGCGATAGGCTGACCATCCTTCGCAAAGCCCGCAAGATGTATGCGGATGTCGGGCTTGCTCGCCGCATCGTGAACGGCGTAGCGAACCTTGTCGGCTACCTGAAGCCGCAAGCCGCAACTCCAGACCGTGAGTTTAATCGGATGGCAGAGGAGTTGTTTGAGGAACGCGCCGGCACTCCGTTCGTGTTTGATCGGGCTGGCAAGATGGACTTTTTCCAATGGCAAATTGCGCTGACCCGACTCCGCATCAAAGACGGCGATTCGTTGTCCGTCCTTAGCTCAACCGAAAGCGGAACGGCTCGCATTATCTTTTATGAATCCCACCAAATCGACAACGGCAAAAGCAAGGCAACCCAAGACGGCGTGTTTCTTGACAAATTCGGGAGGCACCTTGCCTACAACCTTATCGACGTTAATGACCCCGATAAGGCATCAAGCGTTGCGGCGAGCGATTCGATCTTCTATGCCGATTTTGAACGGCCTGGACAAGTGCGTGGAATATCCGCACTCGCTCACGCCTTAAACAACATCCAAGACCAAGCCGAGATCACCGCCGATGTTAAGCACGGCATCAAGATGGCAAATCAGGTCGGATTGGTTCGCACCATGAAGGGCGGCAACGGCCCCCAGGGATTCGCGTCCGCAGTCACAACCAAAACCAGCGGCGGCAGCACAATCAACGTCGAGCAGATGCGCGAGGGCGGGATGGTGGCTCAACTCAACGAGGGCGAAATGCTTTCGGTTTTGCACGATGGACGCCCTCACCCGAATCAGATGATGTTGCTGGAGTGGCTGGTGCGCGACATTGCGTGGGGCGTGGGGCTTTCGCCTGAAGTGTTGTGGGACTTGGCAAAGCAAACCGGACCGTCTCAACGCTATTTGATGGCTGAGACTCAGCGTTGGATTGAGCATGAGCAGGCGCGACTCAAGCAAGCCTGCCAACGCTTCTACACTTACTTCATCGCCAAAGCCGTCAAGAATGGCGAGCTTCCGCCTCCCCCTAAAAACTGGTGGTGGGCAGAGTGGATTCCTCAGGCTGACTTGACTATCGACAGAGGCCGCGAGGGGCGGCTTGAGCTTGAGCAACTAGAGTCAGGCGTGATGAGCCTCAACGACTACCACGCACGCAAAGGACGCGATTGGGAAAGCGTGGAGATGCAGAAGGCGCGGGAAATTTTACGCCGGCGCGAAATCGAATCCGAGATGGGACTCGACGAGGGCGCACTGGACGGATTCAAACAAAAGCAACTAGACATCCAGGAGGACCAAAATGAAAACATGGTATCAGATTCAAGCGAAGAGTGACAAGCCTAAGTCGGCAGACATCAGCATCCACGACGAGATTGGATTGTGGGGCATCTCCGCATCCGCATTCATGCGCGACCTTCGCGGCATGGGTGAGTTGGATGAGATCCACCTCTCCATCCACTCCCCCGGCGGCGATGTGCTGGACGGGTGGGCGATCTACAACTCACTCAAAAACTCCAAGGCAAAAATTACAGCTCGCGTTGAAGGTCTAGCCGCTTCAATGGCTTCCGTGATTCTCATGGCCGCTGACACGGTGGAGATCCCCGAGAACGCTTACGTTATGATTCACAACCCTTGGGGACTGGCAATCGGAGACGCTGACGAAATGCGCGACACTGCCGACCTGCTCGACAAACTCGGCAACGGGCTTGTAAATGCCTAC